CAGAATACGAAATATTGAAGAAATGGGGAATATTATCGGCAGAGATGTTGAAAAAGAATTACGCGGAAAAAATATCCCAGAAGAAGAATTAAAGCAGGCGAAAGAGGTTGCCTTGAAGCAAGTGAAATCATCCGTTCTTGGCACATATCTTAAATTGGCGCAGAAGAATTTGGAAGAGTTTAAAAGTTTGAAATTGCCCGATGAATTGGGATTGGTTAAAAAATGGGAAAGGCTGGTTAGTGAGATTGGGACGGCTTTAAAACGGGTGGGATGACCCTTAACATTGGTTAGAGAAGGCTTGTTGTGTTGCGAACATAAGCGCATCTTAACTGCTTGAAATTATTGAACAATTTTGACTTTCTGCCTATCTCTGTTTTCCTCGTTTTTTTTCTTGCGCGGAGAAGGTGAGTTTGGTATGGGTAGTCTTCTTTTAAAAAACTTCCAAAATAAAAACAATCCAAACTCAAAGGAAGGTAGGAGAAAATAATGATAATTTGGAACATCCTCAAACCAGATACGACAGACAGGAGCATAAAAGATGTTTATAAATCATATAGAGATGGAGAATATATAAAACCTGGGTGTCAAAGAAATCCTGCCTGGGATCCAAAAAAGACTAAAAACTATATTATTAGTTGTTTCGTTGGCACCCCAATCGGCGACGGGGTCCCTTTAAGAATGAAATTCATTGAGAATGAATTAAAATACGAATATTTTGATTTCCAATCAAGACTTAAATCTTTGTTTGATTTTATTGAAGATAAAATAATATTGCCGAAAAAAACAATATTTTCTATAACTGGCAAAGAATTTGATTTATCAAATTTGAAATTTAGTAAAATAAAAAACAAATTTCCGGAATTTTTAGAAGAATATTTTTTTTCTAGAAAAATATCTTTTAAAATTTATCCACAAGATACGCGAGATAAAGATATGTATAAGCTTTATAATGCTATAAATTCAGGAAATTCTATGACAGAAGCAGAGAGGCGACACGCCAAAATGGGAGATATGAGAGACTTTGTAATACAAACCAGAGCTGAGCATCCTTTCAGTAAAAAAATCGAACTTGCTAAAGGAAAAGAGAATAAAAGATATCAATTAGATACTGCTATAGCAAAAATACTTTCAATTAGTAAATGTAATGATTTTTTTTCAACTTCAGCAAAAGAAAAATTAAATAATTTTTATGATAAATATGTAGATTTAAAAGACAGTGACAAAAAAGAATTAACTAAATTTCTTGATTTGTTAAATAACGCTTCAGAAAATTTTCTCTCTGTAAAAGAAAAAATAAATAATCCAAATGCCACAATGACCTCTGATATTGTAGTAGATTTTTCCTTTTTTATAAAATTTCTATTAAAAGATTTTCCATTATTAGAAAAAGGTGAAAACAAAAATCTTTTAATAGAAATTGGAGAATTTTATTTAAAAACTCTTTTGTTAGACAAAATTTTAAATCCGTATAGAGGGACGCCAGAACAAAAAAAAGTGATAAAAGAAAGATATGAAAAATACTATAATAACTTTAAATCTAATTCATTATATAATAGACTATTATCGTTGTCAAAATAATGAATTTTGAAAAAGGTGAATTTGTTAATGTTGTTTCTGCTGAAATTTTAGAGAAATTTTTAAATAAAAAAATACACTATTTTGCTAAAATAAAGGATATTATTGAGCCTCCTAGAGAATTCTTTCCGGGAATTTATAAATTAGAATTTAGTTTTTATCCTCCAAGTATAGTTGATTTTAACTATTATAGAAATATTTTTTCTGGCAATGAAATTTCGCATTGGGAAATGCGAACCGGATCTAATGTGTCAGATAAAATAATGTTTGGCAAAAATTACCCAATAGAAGCCTTAAAACTCGGAAATTTAATAAAAGATGTTAAAAACAATATAAAATATTTTATTATAAAAACAATTCAAAAAAAAGAAAAAGACAAATTTGTTCCAAATACCACTATTGTTAGCCTCTCCTGCGGAGAGATATCAGAAGAAGAGTATTATAATAAAAAATTTATAAAAATTCTTTAAAATAAGAATTAGGGGTTTCCCCCAATTGACACGAAACCCTCAATCGTTCTAACCTCTTACCTCGCACTTGCCCTCTTTTCCGCGCGGAAACCCTTAAATGCCGTCAAAAATAAAAAAAATAAACAGCGAACATTTACAAAACTTTAGAACACTATTAAGAAATGTTCTTTATAACGAACTTCCACCTTTTAATGAAAATTTTTTTATGTTTAATTTAAAATTTGAAATTTATTCATTTGGAATAAGGCGACAATGCCAACAAGAAATACTTCAACGATGCCCACCAAAATAAAAAACAAGCAACTCCTTCTCAAAAGACATTTGTCAGAATTTTTGGCGACAGAAGAAATCCCTTTCAAAGAACATCATTTTTCGCTCGTCGAAAATTTTGAAATATGGACTTTTTTGATAAGATGGCGTTGCTGCGAAGAATTGGTGAAAATCTTCGAACGAGAAGATAAATTAAAACAATTAACAATTACAGCCAAAAAATTTGGTTTTTTCCCGGAAACCCAAAATGCCAACAAAACTAAAAATTCCAAATAAAAATATTTCAAAATTAAAAAGATTTTCATTAGAAAATATTTTAGAAGATTTTTATATTGATATGAAACTAGGGGGATTGGCTTCGGTTAAGAAACGAATTCGCTCTGACCAAATAGAAGATGTAAAAGATTTTTTTGAGTTTGATGAATTTTGGGAACAGACAGACGAAAATGATATTCCTTACAGATATCATATTCTTCGCGGTCAAATAAAAGAAAAATGCCAAAATGACTTTTTTAAAAAATGAAAATAATTAACCCAAATCCATATGAAAAAATTGAATTTGACAAATTTCCAAATCATTTAGAATTTTTTGACGAATATCCAAAATATTATCCAGATTATTTTAATCTATATATGTTGCTTTACAAACTGAAAGAGTTTTCAAAAACAAAAAGGAGATAAAAATGAATAAAGTTAGATTAGAAATAAGGGCTGCCGAGGGCGGTTTAGACGCAAAACTTCTTGTGAAACTTCAAAGTGAAATCTACGAAAGGTTTTGTGCTCGGAGGAGGCTTTGATTATCAAATCGTAGAGGAACGGAGCGGATTTATCGTCGCTCAAATTTCGGGACAAAATGCTTACAATGTTCTCAAAAATGAAATTGGCGGATTAAGATTTCAAAGAGTTTCGCCGACCGAAAAAAACGGACGCATTCATACATCAACAATAACCATTGCCGTTTTTGAAGAAAGTGGAAATAATAACTTATTCCAGTTAAACCTAGAAGAGTTTGAAGAAAGTGCCTATAAAGGTTCTGGTAAGGGTGGGCAAAAAAGAAATAAAAAAATGTCTGCCGTGAGGCTTATTCATAAACCCACAGGAATTTCTGTTTGTGTTGAGAGCGGCCGAAATTATCATCAAAACAGAGAAACCGCCTGGACAGAAATGGAAAGAAGATTAAAGAATATTCATATTCAAAATGAGCAATTGAAAGAAGCAAAAAACAGAAAAAATCAGGTCGGGTCAGGAATGCGCGGAGACAAAAGAAGAACAATTGCCATTCAAAGAGATGAAGTGATTGACCATATTGGCGGCTGGCGAATAAGTTTTAAAAAATATAGGAATGGAGAATGGTAAAATGTATAAGGATTTAGGTCAGAATGAAAAATAAAAATCTGCGAATTTTACGAATAACTATGATAGACTATATCTCGTCTATTTTAAACGAATTTTTTCACTCAAATTCTTACGAATTATTAGATAATGTTAAATTAACTATTAAACCCATAAAATGGGCTTTGGAAGATGAAATCGAAAATTCTTTAAAGGAAGAAGAAAAAAAGATAAAAAAAATTCGTTCCAGAAATATCGGTCCAATAATAAGAGAAGCATTTCAAAAACAACAAAAAGCCGGAGCACAAATTGACGAAAACGATTTAAGCCAATTTGTGTCATTCGACGAAATGGAAATTTCACTTTATTTCAATGAATTATTTTATTTAATAAATGACGCTTGTTCTACTAACGAAAAAACTAAAAAACATTTTTTCCCTCTTAACGTAAGGGTATGGTATTAAACAATGAACGAAATAGGCGGAAAATTGCGTGCTCTAATTGACGATCAATTTCTTTATGAAATTCCAAGTCCTCAACACGAATATATTAACCCATGCCTGACATTTTATAAAAAATTATATAACACCAAATATAAAATTTCTCATCTTTTTAATTTAGAATACGGACACATTATAAAATATGCTTCGCGAGAAATTGGTTGGGCCATTCGACATAAACTAGAAAATAATCTAATTCAATGGAAAGATTTGTCTAAAATTCACAATCATCATTATACGAAAACACAAATTCTAAAATCAAATGTAAAAAACAAACAAACCTATGAAGTTTGGAAGTTTTTAAACGAAGAAATTTGCGGAGATGATGTAGAACCAGAAACTCAAATTAGTTTGAGTTAAAAAAGGAACAAAACAATGAAACTCGTTGCTTCAACTTCGTCGTGGTCAAATCTTCACCAATCATTATCTCAACTCTCTAAAACAAATTTCAAATATCTTGAATTTGGAGAAAAGCAATTTTTTTCAATGAACCCTCTTGACGCTAAAATGATTAAAGTGAGCGCGAGGAATGCCGGATTAACTCCTTTGTCTGTTTATTTTGACGCGCATCTTTATGTTAAGCCGAGACAATATAGTCTTGAAAAAGATATTAAAAAAACTTATGAAGAAAATTTTAAACCATTAAATATTCAAATGGCAATTTTGGGCGAAGCGATTAGGCCGAAAAGACCAGAAAAAGAAGAAAATAAAGAAGGCAATTTGCCAGCAGAAGAAAAAAAGGAAGAAAAAGAAATCCTCGTTAAAGACATTGCCGAAACTTTTAATATGCTTTATGACGAGGCAAAAAAATATGATTTGAAGTTGTTTTTCCGGCCGAAAAAAGATGGCGTCATTAATTCTGAAGAAAAAATTAAGGAATTTTTATTGCTATCCGAGGCAGGACTTTGCGCGGATATGGATGAATTAGAAGAAATGAATATTGATTTTGAGAAATTCTTCACGGAAAACAAACAAAGAATTTTGTTCATTAACCTTAACCCTGAAAACGGGGAAAAGTTCAAGAAAAATCTTGATGTAGTTAAAGAAAAAGAGTATGAGGGGTTTGTCGTTGTCTGCGCGGGAAAAGATAAAATTTTAGAGAGTTCGGGATGGTTTTAAGAAAGGGAGATTTAGTTTCTTATACAAGTCTCAGAAGAGAATATATAAAATGTGTTGTTTTATATTCGAATAAAAAATATTTTTCTTTATTTCTCATAAATTGTTTAACAATTTTAACGCTTAAATCAAATTTAATTCCAACATTTAAATTCCGTAACTTACGAAAGCATAAACAATGACATTAGATTTTCAATCAGTTGAGGTTGGAAAAATTTATAGAGTAAAAGTATCAGATGGAATACGCCACATTTTAATTTTAAAAAAATTTAAAAACGAACATGGGTTCAACTGTTTTAATTTTTTAAATTTAACAAAAAACAAAATAATAATGAATTATTCAGCCAAAACTTTATTAAACGATTTTAAACTTTCAGGGATAAAATGATCAACCTTAAAGGAAAATTAGGAAAAATTTCTTTTGAAGATGGGACCAATAGAATTTTATTATTTTTAAATTCGTATTTTGATGACGAAAATAATGAAATTGTGAATTTTATGAATTTAACCAAAAATATAGTAATTAAAGATTTTTCTCTTGATAAACTTTATAAAGAATGGAAATTGAGAATTCTTTAAATGATCGATTTAAAAGAAATAAAAAAGGGATCGATTTTAAAATTCAAAAATTCTATGGGTTCCTATTTTAATGGAGTTTTTATAATTACGAAAATTTATTTTGATATTTATAAAGATCTTAATTTTGATATTTTCACTTTGAAACACCAAAAGACTATAATTGGGTTCAGGGCAAAAAACTGGATTGAATCTTGCATTAATGAATTAAAAAAATGATTGAAATTAATAAAATCAAACCAGGAACGATTATTAAAGCGACAATGACGGGGCAACCTAATAAATTAATAGTTTTAAAAGTTTATCAACATCCACAATTTTATAATGACCAACACTATCTTCGTTTTGATTATTTAAATATTTCTAAAAACAAAATAATAATAAGCGCTTCCGTTTTGGGCTTCTCCTGCGGAGAAGACATAGAAGAAATTTATTGTAGAGAATAAAAATGATTGATATAGAAAAAATAAAACCTGGAACAATTATGAAAGCAAAAATTCCGAAACTTAATAAAATAATAGTTTTAAAAGTTTATAACAACGCTATGGGGAGAAAGGAGTTATTTCATTATTTCGTTCTTGGAGAAAACAGAATAATAAAGGGCGCCTGTGTTCAGGGTTTTGCTAATGGCTGGGACGTGGAAGAAATTTTTTCAAAATGTGAAATAAGGAAAGTCAAAAAATGAACAACAAAAAACAACCAGAAATTTTATATAATGAAGACGAACAAAATTTCCCGTTCATCAAATTAGAAAAAGATGAAGAAATGCCCGCTATGCTCGTCATTGCTTCTCTAAAAGATACGGGGGAAACAGAAGAAGAAAACGGAAATGAAATGCCTGTATTTGAGTGGGAACCCACTCAATATTTTTCTGCGGACTTTATGAAGAAAAAATTAGACACCGAAACTTACGATAAAATTCGGTTCGCTCTTGGATTGGAACCATTAAAATCTGCGCAAGAAAAAGGCAACAAAATCGCCGAAAAAGTAAGAGAAAATTTGGAGACGGCAAAAAATTTAAAACAATCTGATAAAAAGGATTTAAACTAATTTTTGAATGGGAAAAGCCAAAAAGAAAAAATTAAGAGCAGATTTAGAACTTCATCTAACAATGACCGAACTTATTCATTTAAGAGATTTAATGTCAGTTTTGCTTCCGCCCGATGGATCAATGACAATTTCAAAATCCCTCGCGGAAATTGAAGACAGAGAACTTCAAGAAGGAAGATTATATGAAAAAATATATTCTTTATGTTCCGAAAACGGAATTCCGGCCGGAGAAACTGCCCCAGACTACTATTTAAATTTTAGTGTCAAACCAAGTTTTCATGTCCTTCCTTTAAATTTTAAAGAAGAAGTAGAAGAAGAGGATATTGAAGAAGATCTTGACGGAAGCGAACTTGACGACGAAGAAGAAGAAAAAAAGGAAAAATTAAAATGAAGCTGCATCAATTATCATTATATAAAGTATTTATGGAATTATATAATGATCTAAAACAAGGAGAAGCCAACTGCCATTTTTTAGAACCAAACAATTGATTAGACTACGAAACTTGAAAACATTTCCGTTTTCAAAAGTTCAAACTGAGCTTACTGGTCATGGCAGACCAAAAGATATGAAGAATGCCACCCTAGTTTTTCTTCCCTCTGTAAGTCAGTGTCGAAGGGTTGAATATATCGACAGGCTTTTGCCTGCCGACCTTAAAAGGAAATTAAAATAGAAAAAATGTTCGTGCCTGTTGTAGATAAAAAAAATAAGCCTCTAATGCCGACAACTCCCGCAAGAGCTAAAAAGTGGATTAAAAGCAAAAAGGCAACGCCTTTTTGGAAGAAAGGGGTTTTTTGTGTTAGGTTAAATGTTGAGCCTTCGGCTCGGGAAAAGCAAAATATTGTTGTTGGAATTGATCCCGGATCGAAGAAAGAAGGATATTCTGTTAAAAGCAGACTTCATACCTATTTGAACATCCAAGCGGATGCTGTTTGGTGGGTTAAAGATGCCGTGAAAACACGGCGGGAAATGAGGAGAACGAGAAGACAGAGGAAAACTCCTTATAGAAAATGTAGATATAACCGAAATAAAAATAAAAATTTTCTCACCCCCTCAACAAAAGCTCGGTGGCTGTGGAAATTGAGAGTTGTTAATTGGATTTCCAAAATATTTCCAATTTCTTATATTATTGTTGAAGATATTAAGGCTGTTTCAAAAAAAGGACAAAAAAAATGGAATAAAATTTTTTCTCCACTCCAGTATGGAAAAAACTGGTTTTACGGCGAATTAAGAAAAAATTATAAACTTACTTTAAAACAAGGATACGAAACGAAAAAATTAAGAGATAAACTTGAGTTAAAAAAGTCCTCGCAAAAACTCTCAAATAAATTTGAGGCGCATTGTATTGATAGTTGGGTTTTAGCGAACGAAGTTGTTGGAGGACATATTGAACCAGACAATAAAGAGATTTTATTCATTGTTCCGTTGAGGTTTCACAGAAGACAATTACATTATTTAAGGCCAGGTAAAAATGGCGATAGAAAATTTTATGGCGGAACAAGAAGTCTTGGACTTAAAAGGGGTTCTTTAATTAAACATAAAAAATATGGGCTGTGCTATGTCGGCGGAACATCAAAAGGTAGGGTTTCTTTGTGCGATATAAAAACAGGGAAAAGATTAACTCAATTAGCAAAGATTGAAAATTGTAAATTTGTTTCCTATAATAGTTTTAGAAGTGTCAAATTAAATTTTGTTAAAGAGGAGAAAAAAGCATGAAATTGCACGAAAGTTTATTGAATAAAATTGTTAAATTATGCGAAAATTATCAGGGATCTGACGGGAATGTTAAACTTAAAAACAAACTTGCCGAACTTGATTTATCGCCATATAAACAACAAAGCACCAACAAGGAAGTCTTGGTTTTAACCGAGGAACTTTTAGAGAAGACAAGAAAAAATAAATAATTTTGGATGAGCAACTTTAAAATCGGTCAAATTCTTTATGTTCTTCGTGAGAAGAGCATAATTCCTGTCCAGGTCGCGGAAATCATAACCAGACAAAAAATTTCTGGGCGTGAAACTCTCTTCCTTGTAAATCTTCCTAAAACAGAAGACGGAAGCGAACCTGTTAATCTTTTGAAGGTTAAAGGGCAAGACGGGGAAGTTTATGAAAACCTTGAAGAATTAAAAAAGAAAATGCTTGATAATGCCACAAATGCTATTAATGGGCTTATAAAGAAAACAAAAGAAATTGTTGCACAAAGATTTAAAGTTGAAACAAAGGATAATATAATAGATGAGTTTGGCGATGGACTGTCTTTTGCTCCGACCGCGGAAGAACAAAGAGAAAATTTAAAAAAAAAGATGGCAAGAAACGGAGAGGAAGACCGCCAAAAGATTGTTCTTGATGATGGAACAGTAGCAAATATTAGTTTTGGAGAGCCAAGGAGTTAAAATTTATGAGTAAAGAAGGATTATCAACAAAAGACTTAAATGAATTAAAAGACAAAAAACTTTTTGACGAAGAGATTGAAATTTTATATCGCGAAGGAAATTTTGTCATCGCAGAAAATATTAAAACCAACGAAAAAAGAATTTTAAATTGTTCTGGATTGATGCTGGAATGCAACAAAAAACTCTTGAAAGGTTAATAAAAATAATCTAATATCTTTTTTATGTCTCAAAAACTTTATGATGAAAACCTCCGTTTTAAAGAAGACGCCTTAACCGAAATTCTTGCCGGCGTAGAAATCCTCAATAACGCCGTTTCTCCCACAATAGGCCCCAAGGGTCGTTGTGTTCTCATTGAAAACAGAGACGCTTATCCAACTTTGACCAAGGATGGCGTTTCTATTGCCAAACGCGTAAATTTAAAAGATAAATTCAAACGCATAGGTTGTGATGTCGTTAAAAGCGCCAGCGAAAAAACTCTCTCTTGTGTTGGCGACGGAACGAGCACCACAATTCTTTTATCTTATATTATTCTAAAAGAAAGCATCAAATTAAGAAATTCAGGTTTCAGTCCAACCGATTTAAAAAAAGGAATTGACCAAGCAACAGAAGAAATTGTTGAGAATTTAAAATCTCTGGCCAAACCACTTAACGATCTTAAAGAAATTGAGCAAGTTGCGACAATTTCAGCCAACAATGACAAAGAAATTGGAAAATTATTAACAGAAGCCATAAATCACGCTGGAACAGACGGAATTGTAATGATTGATAAATCAAATTCCTTTAAAAGTTTTCTTGAAACCATTGAAGGAATGAGGTTTGATAGGGGTTATATTTCTCCATATTTTATTAATAATCAAAACAAGGGCGTTTCCGAACTTAAAGAACCTTATATTTTCATTTCGACGAAAAAATTAAAATTTCTTGAAGATGTTCTTCCTCTTCTTGAAAAAGTTGCTCGCGCAAATAAACCAATTCTTTTTATTGCCGAAGAAGCCGAAGGTCAATTTTTACATACCCTTATAACAAATACATTAAAAGGCGCTCTTCAATCTTGCGCAATTTTGGCGCCGGGGCTTGGAGAACATAAACTTCATCTTCTTGAAGATATTGCCACTTTAACGGGCGGAGAATTAATAACAGATGGTTCTGGGCACTCTATTCAAAAATTAGAACTTTCCTCTCTTGGGAAATGCGAAAAAATTCTTGTCGGAAGATATGATACAACAATTGTTGGCGGAAAAGGTAATAAAGAAAAAATCAACGAAAGAATTGAAGCAATAAGAAAACAACTTCTCGATCCAACATTATTAGAGCAGGATAAAGCAATTTTAAAAGATAGGCTCGCCAAATTAAGTGGAGGAATTTCTCTTGTTCGCGTAGGCGGGAATACAGAAGCCGAAATGAATGAAAGATATGATCGAGTTGATGATGCTTTACACGCTTGTCAAGCAGGGTTAGCAGAAGGAATAGTTCCTGGAGGCGGTGTAGCCCTCGTGAGAGCCTCGCAAAAAATTTTTATAGATCCAGAAGGCAACCGAGCAATTCAGGCAGGCAGGGAAGTTGTTAAAAATGCTTGCCTTTCGCTTCTTAAAAAAATCGTTGAAAACGAAGGAACATTGGTTCCAGAAGTTGTTCTAAATAAAGTTTTAGAACTTCCTGAAAATGAAGGGTTCGACGCTTATTCAAATTCATATGTGAATATGATTGAAAAAGGTATTATTGACCCAGTTTTAGCAACAAGAACCGCTCTTCAAAACGCTTCGTCCGTGGCGTCTTTATTGCTTGTTGTTGATGCCATTATTGCCGAAGACGAAAAGTTGCCGGCCCAAAAAGATTTTTAAAATTTTAAAAAATAATTAACTTCGTGAGGACGATTGAGTTTTTGCGAGATGTTTGTGTTAAGTTCTTTATTTTGGTTCTTTTCTTAATATTTTTTAAACCTTTTTCTTGCCTAGACGAAATTAATCTTCCAAAAAAATCTTTTGCCAACGAAAAAACTTCTCAAGAAGAAATTATTCAATATCGACAAGATATCGCGCAACAAAGAAAAATTATAAATAAAAAATTTTTAAAAATTGAGGAAAAATTAAACAAATGAATGGTTTTTCAAAATTCAAACCTATTCTTGATTTAATTACTACCATTATTGTATTGGTCATAGGAGCATTGCTCTATATTCAAAACCAAGGAAATGAAAAATACTATCCGGCTTTGTCTGGTAAAAATTTAAGTGATCAAATAATTGAAATAAAAATTGAAACAAATAAAATAAAACAAGATTTAAAAATAGAACTTTCCGAAATAAGAAAAGAAAATAAAGAAATTCTCGTTAAACTTTCAGCCATAGAAGCAAAAATGCCTTAAGTTCGTTTCCCCTGCCTCTTCCATCCTTCTGGCGGCAAAATTTTTCTTGCCAACCTACTTGCTCATTCGCTAAAATAATTAATAACATGAGCAATGAAATTCCCCCTCCTCACGTTATTGATTTTCTCGAAAAAGAAAAGAAAAAAGAGAAAGAAAATAGACTTTATATTGAAATTTTCGAAGAGGAATTTCATCAAAATAATGGGATGGGCGTGGATGAAGAAGAAACTTTTATAAGAATTGAAATTTAAAAAGTGATAAAAAGAACAATATTACTTTTCCTTATCGCAATTTTATGTTTATTTGTATTATCTATAATATCTTGCGAAGACAGCGGAATAGGAAATGCTTGTGTCGCAGAAACTTGTGATGGAATTGATAATAATTGTGATGGACAAATTGATGAAAATATTAAAAGAGAATGCTGGACTGGCGGATTAATTCAAAATTTAAGCGAAACTTCACAATGTAAAAAAGGACTTCAAAGATGTGAAAACGGAACTTGGCTTAACGAATGCCTAGAACAAGTTCTCCCCTCTAAAGAAATTTGCGACGGAATAGATAATGATTGCGACGGACAAACAGATGAAGAAACATTTAAAAATTGTGGTCCGCCAAACCAAGATGGTGTTTGTAAAAAAGGAAATACTGTTTGCCAAAATAGTGAAGCAATTTGCGAAGAAGCAATATTTCCATCTCCAGAAATTTGCGACGGATTAGATAATGATTGCGATGGGCAAACTGACAATGGATTATTTAGGCCATGTTCTTCCGTTTGCGAAAATGGACTAGAAAGATGTATTAATGGAATTTGGACCGATTGTTCCGCTAGAAATCCCGCAAAAGAAATATGTAATGACGCTGACGATAATTGCGATGGGGTAATAGATGAAAACTGCCCCTGTTCTGTTGATGAAGCAAGAGTTTGCCGACAAAATATTGTAGATGACAATGGAAACCAAATCAATTGTGGTTTTGGAGTTTCTGTATGCAATGAATTTGGGGAATGGAGCATTTGCCGGTATGTTTCTTCAGAAGAAGAAAAATGTAATAATTGGGACGATGATTGCGACGAAGTAATTGACAACATACAAGAAACTTGCGGAGAAGATTATAAAGAAATTGGCGTTTGTAAGCACGGAACAAAAAGTTGTATAAACGGAAATTGGACAGAGTGTCAAAATGCTGTTTTTCCATCCGAAGAAATTTGCGACGAACTTGATAATAATTGCGACGGAGAAGTTGATGAAAATTTAAACCCCAGAAACAAAGTTGATATGATATTTGCTATTGACATTTCAACATCAATGTGCCCAATTATAAACGCCGTCGTTCAAGGAATTCAAGGTTATATAAATAGTTTTGTTGGTTCAAATCATAGATTTGGGCTGGTTATTTTTCCTGGCTATGGAACTCCAGGTTCTAACCCATACGATATTTTGACAAGTCCGCCGCTTACAGATCCACAAATATTTCTTTCTGCCGTAAATTCTGTTGCTTGTAATGGTTCAGGATTGGAACCGAGTTATGATGTTTTATATGATTTAGTTCATCCATCAAATATATCAAATATAAACTGGAGAAGTGACGCATTTCCTTATATAATTTTAATAACAGATGAATTGGCACAAAGTTGGAATGGGTTAAATGAACAAAGTGTTTCATCTTTTACATCAAATTGTCAAATTGCTGGATGCCAAAACGGAGATAGCGTTGAAATATATATTATATCTGATGACTCTTTTTATTATATGTGGGACGAAATTCTTTTCTTTGAAAGAAATGATAGATTTTTAGATTATTTCCCGCCGGACACAGATAGATATTATGATTTTTTTACAAAAGTTTTCGCAGATGTTTGCTTTTAAAAATATTTACTTATATGAAACGCAACGAAGATGAATTCCTTGAAGAATTAATTGATTTAATGTTTGCTGGTGATATTATTGCTGAAAAAGACTATATTTATCTTCTTCACGGAGAAGTCATCAATAAAAATTGTGAAGCATTAATTGAAAGAAAATGGGTTAAGACACCAGAATATCTTGTTGGACAAAGATATGTTGCTGATGATCCGCTTATCCGTTGTAAGTTAAATTATTCAAATTAAAAATTTCTCTTATAATAGAGAAAATGAATGTTTTTGCGCTCGATGTCTCCACGAGTATAATAGGATTATGTATTCTTGATAATAAAAAGAATATTCTTCTTCTTGACCATATTGATTTAAAAAAAGAAAAAGATTTTTGGAAAAAATGTGACAAGGCAAGAATTGAAATAGTAAAAATATCAAAAAAATATAAAATTGATGCTGTTGCTATAGAGGAAAGTCTTTCCAAATTTTCCCGCGGGAAATCGAGCGCGGGCACTTTAATTCTTTTGGCGCGCTTCAACGCCGTTATTTCTTATATTTGTCGAGAAATTTTAAATCTTGATCCAATCTACATAGGCGCCAGCGACGCCAGAAGATTGTGTGGAATAAAAATTCAACAAACCCAAAAATGCGGGAAAACAGCAAAAGAACAAACTTTTGAACATATGAGCACAAATGACCTTCGGCATATAAAATGGCCACGTAAAACAAAATCGAAAGCAATTATTCCAAAAGTTAAGGATTTTTGCTATGATCAGTGCGATGCCTTCGTAATTGCCAAGGCTTTTTTAATTAAAAATGCTCCAAAATGATAGAGAAAAATTCTTAAAACAAGTTTTTGGTGCGGGCTCTTTTGATAGTCGTCATATTAATTTTATTGCGCGGTGCCCAAATCCAAAGTGTGGCAGCCACTTAAAGGGAAAACTTAAATTTGCTATAAAATTAGACAGTTTTTTTACTAATTGTTGGTTATGTGGGGAAAAACACAAATCCCTTTATCCAGTTCTTAAAAAATACTTCCCTCAACACCTTAAAGAATATATTGAAAAATTTTCAGATAGAAAAGATTATATTTTTGATGACGACGAAAAACCAGAAGAGAAAAAAGTTGAATTACCTCAAAAATATATCTTTTTACCAGAACATATAAATTCAAAAGACCCAGATATTCGAAGAGCCATTCTTTATCTCAAAAACAGAGGATTAACAATAAAGGATTTTTGGAGATATAATATTTTATATTGTGATAATGACCCAATTTTTTCAAAAATGGTTATTTTCCCAAGTTTTGATGCCGAAGGAAATTTGAACTATTTTGTCGGGCGCAAAATAGATAAAAATTCTTATATAAAATATAAAAAATGTGATTATCCAACAAATAAAATCATCTTTAATGAATATATGATTGATTTTTCAAAAGAAATTATTATAACAGAAGGAGTTTTTGATGCTATTAAAGCGGGAGAAAATGCCATTCCTTTGTTGGGCTCGTCAATTTCAGTGAATAGCCTTTTATTCTACCAAATCGTTAAGAGTAATTCTCCCGTCTTAATGGCGTTGGATAAAGACGCACAGGAAAAAACACAAAAAATTGCTAAATTATTAGACTATTATAATATAAAGGTAAAAATTTTAGAATTTGAGGACTATAACGATTTAGGCGAGATGCCAAAAAATCATTTCGCTAAAATCAGACATTCGGCGAGAAAGTTTTCGCAAGAAGAAAACTTATTAAGAAAAATTCAATCTCTGTAAATTTTTTCTTTACAAGTCAAAATTTGCGTGTTAAATATAATTTAAACTCGTTAAGGGTTAAAATAAAAAAAGAGGTGAAAGAATGATGTCTAGAGAAAGTCAAGATACTCGTCGTTATTATGTCGCTCCAAGCGAAGATGGCTGGGAAGTTTGTTTAGAACGTTCCAATCAACGCCGAAGGTTTTCAAATAAACGTGAAGCGGTTCGTAAGGCGCGTGAATTAAGCGAGAGCACAGGGCGAGCAATGCTGGTCCGAAATTCCAAAGGACAGTTTTCGTCCAGGTGAATTAGAACTTAAAAAATTGAATTAGATGAAAAGCCCGCTTTTGCGGGCTTTTTTATTTGTTTCTTGACTTATTAAACGAAATAATTTATTTTTAAATTAATGAAATTTTTACATATTGGTGACGTGCACTTTAAGTTGGAAAATTATAAGTTATCACAATATAAACAATGTTTTGAATGGTTGTTTGATTATATTATCAAAGAAAAAATTGATTACACTTTAATTTGCGGAGATATATGTCATCTGTATAATCAAATTAATATTCCACTTGTTGAAAACTTGTTTTGGTTTTTTAAAGAATTGTCAAAACTAACACAAGTTTTTCTAATTGGAGGAAACCACGATCGTGTCTTGTCTGACTTAAATAAAAAAAGCATTATTGAAGTTGTAATAGAAGAATTAAATAATTCAAACATTAAACTTTTTCAACAAACACAAAATTTCTCATTAACAGAAAAAATAAATATCATTCCTTTTCCACTTGAAGATAAAAATAACTGGTCAAATATTAAAGTTGATAATTCAAAAATTAACATAGGGCTCGCCCACCAGTGTATAAAAAATTCTGTTTCAGATTTAGGATATATTCTTCCTGGAGAACTTGATACAGATTTCTTTAAAAATCTTGGAATAGATTTTTTAATGGTCGCTGACATTCATTTTCGTCAAATATTAGCAACAAAAAAACACAAAAATGGAAAAGAATTACCTTGGGCAATGTATTGCGGTTCAACAATCGCCCAAAACTACGCCGAAGAACCAGAAAAAGGCGGTCTCATTTGGGAAATTAATGACAAAGACGACTGGAATGTTTATGGCTTCAATATTCCAAACCCAAACCCTTTCATAACATTAGATTGGCAAAAAGACGCCTCAACAACACTTAATCTTTCGAAATCATATCCACCAACTTCTTATTTCCGCATAAGACATAAGGAAGAAATAACACACAAAGATAAAGAACAAGTTAAAACCGAATTAAAATCAGGCGGGGCAAAAGAAGTCGTTTTCAAATCAGAAGTAGAATTTGATTATTCAACAATAAAAACAAAAACAATATCAACAACAAAATCCAATCTTTATGATTTTGAGACACAGGCAAAACTTCTTAAAGAATTCCTTAAAAACAAAAATCTATCAAAAGAAGATTTTGATTTTTTAAAATCTATTCTTAAATCGTATCTTCAAGAATTATCTAATTCAAATAAAACCTCAACGCCAAAATGGACATTAAAATCATTAAAATTTGAAAATCTATATGGCTATAAAGATAATAATTTTATAAATTTTGAAAATTTTTCTGGAATGACTGGCATCTTTGGGCGAAATCGTTCCGGAAAATCTTCTATTCTTGGAATATTAACATTCGCATTATTTTCATCTTCCGACCGCGGAGCAATCAAAAATATTGATATTTTGAATAGAAGAAAAAACAAAGGTTTTGTTGAACTTAAAATTTGTGTGAATGGAAATGATTATATTATAAAAAGAGATATTGAAAAAAAGGTCGGCAAAAAGAAAACAACAAGTCTCTCTTCAATTTCTTTTAAGCACATTGATGAAAACGAAAATATAATTGAAGATTTTAATCATACATTAAAAAATAATGTTGAAGATAAAATAAAAGAACTTATTGGCACAAGAGAAGATTTTTTTATGACGGCATTCGCCCGTCAAGGAAAAATGAACGAATTTATTGAAGAGGGTTCAACAAAAAGAAAATCATATTTAAACAGATTTTTAGGGCTTCACATATTTGAGAGAATTTTTGACCTTGCCAAAAAAGATTTTGATGAAATAAATTCTCAATTTAAAAAAACAGAAGATAAAAATTGGGACAACGAAATCAAAGAATTAAAAAATAAACTTCTGACAAATGAATTATCCGTAAAACAAAATAAATCTAAATTAGAAACTTTAAATAAAGAAAATTTTGAATTGGAATTAAAAATTAATTCGGCCGGGGGGAATAAAAAAATTTATTCAAAACAACAAATAGAAGAATATGAAGATAAAATTAAAGATTTAAACAATGAAATTGATAAATTAGAAAAAATCATTAAAGATTTATCTCTTCAAAAAGAAGAGAAAGAAGCCTTCCTCGAAAAGATTGTGGAGGTTAAAAATAAATTCCCTCTGGACATAGTAAATGAAAAAATATCGCAACAGAGAGGCTTACAGGAAGTCCTGGCATCAATTAAAAACAAATATGAGATTGAACTATCAAAACTGGAACATCAAGAAAAATCTGTTTCAAAATTAAAAACAATTCCGTGCGGAGACACATTTCCAGAATGTCGTTTTATTAAAGATAGTTTTAAAGATAAATCAACAATAGAGACACAACGCGAAAAAGTTTTAAACTTTATTAAAGAAATTGATTTAATAAAAGAAAAAATTGACGCCTTAAAAGAAAAAAAATATGAAGAAAAGTTAAATAAATTCAATGAATTAAATAAAAAAGAAAATGATTTATTGGTTAAAATTTCAAATTTAATAAACAAAATTCACGCGGAAGAAAAATCTTTATCTGGAATAAACTCTAATTTAGAGAATTTAACTAAAATTCTTGAAGAGGCAAAAAATAGCCAAGAAACAAACATATCTGACGAAAGCGAAAAACTTAATAAAATAAAAAATGATATAAAAATAATAGAAAAAGAAACAGACACCTTTATTTGGGAAAACGGAAAATATGAAAATGAAATAAAACAAAAAGAAAAAAACAAAGAAGAATATAGTCTTTTAAAAAATAAATGGAACTTATTGAATATGTTTATTGACGCCGTCGGAAAAAAAGGAATTCCATTACAAATTTTATATTCACAAATTCCTATAATTAATAAAGAGATTTCAAATTTGCTTTCCGAAAACATTCCTTTTAATATTGAATTAGAGGCCGATTTAGAATCTAACGATTTATCAATTTATATTGACGATGGCGAAAGCAAGGGAATTGTTGAAACTGCCTGCGGAATGGAAAAAATGTTTGCTTCATTAGTTTTAAGAACAGCATTATTAAAAGTTTCTTCTGGCGTTCCAAACCCAGATTTTTTAATAATTGACGAAGGGACGGATAATTTGGATGATGAAAATGTTGGAGAATTCTATAAATTATTTGATATTTTGAAAAAAAATTTTAAAAATGTTGTTGTAATAACGCATAATAAAAATATTAAATCTATTGCGGATAATATAATAGAAATTAAAAAAGAAAAAGGATATTCAAAAATCTTCCAATGAATTTAAATCCAGCGGCGACAATGTTAAAAAATGTAAATATAGGAGAATTGTTTTTATATAAAACTGAAAATGGAGAAAAATGTTTTTTTATTGTTTTGGAAAATTCAAAACTCTTTTTCTCTTGGTTTAATGGTAAAAAAGTTTTTAGGATGACGAAAAAAGAATTTTTAAAAACAAAGAGCAAAAATTAATGAACGACTGGATGGAACTTGATGAAATTCGACTTTATAAAAAACATCAGGATGGATTTTATATAATTATTCCAAAAGAATGTGAAGAAGCAATTCCGTTTAAATGTCCAGTTTGTAGAGATATTCAAAAGACGCAAGATGACTCTTTTTCTTATAGAGAATATAAATGTTGTTATTCTTGTTCTTTAAAATGGGCCGAAGCAAATAAAGAAAAATGGAAAAATGAGGGCTGGCGCCCTCTAGCCGAAGAAGTCCAAAAAGAAATTGAATTAAGAGAGAAGATTTTAAAACACTCTTTTAAAATTTCCGATGAAGAATAAGAAAAATTTCTGGATCGCCTGGCGATGCGAAACCAAAAGTTCCATTTTCTATATAAAAAATGGTTAAACAACCAGTTTTATCATCAACAACAATGCCTTTTTTGTTTAAAAAACCATCCCAAATTAAATTTCCAATCTTAAATTTTCTTGGCATAGGAAAATTTCCTAATTTAGGAAATAATTATAGCAGAAAGGTTATATCAATCAAGGAAAAGATTATAATGAAAGTAAAAGTTAAAGATTTGAAAAAAGTTATAAAAGAAGAAGCGGATCGCGGTGAAACGCAACGAGAAATGTCGGCAAAATTTAGCGCGATGACCCGAGATGTTTCAAGGGCTATTGATAAATTCACAGACCATTTGATTAACATAAATGTGCCCGCAGATGTTTATAAAAATTTCATGGACCAATTAAGTGAAGTTCTTGAAGGTTTGACCAACATCAATATGTCTAAAGTTAAATTCTTATCAAACCACGAAGCGAATAAGCGCAAAGAAACCGAAGAAGATCAGCGCCGGAAAAATGTAGGAATTTAAAAAATGGGACTTGAAGTTCAAGATGTTAATACTCTCGGAGATATAATAAATTCAACCTTTGGGCGCACTTCCACACCGAGAAGCACAAATACTCTTTCTATCACTTGTAAAATTTTAAACGAGAATACTCTTCTTATAACTTTCACTACAATTATGACTTTTTACAATAATTCTCAAATGCAGGCTCAAAAGAATAAAATGAATGATGAAAGCAAACGCATCATCAATCAATATATTAAAGAACTTAAAAACCAATTTAAAGAACGAGCCGGCAAAACAATAAAACTTGAGCCAAAGGGCGAAGGCGAGACGACATTAGAGATATATAATGTGCAGTCTCACATTAATACAAAAAAAGACGCTTTTTATCGGCATAAAGTTTTTGTTGAGTTTTCCATTTAATTCTGTTAAAAATTTTCGATGACTAAAATTGATGAAATAAAATCCTCTATGGAAGGATTTGGAATAAATTTTAAATCTTCAAAATTAAATTGGCTTAAATCATTCGAAGAAAATGATAAAACTTTAATCGCAAAAGGAAGACAAGTTGGTCTTACAAAATTTTTGACTTCTTATTGTTTAGCAAAAATGTTGGAAAAGAACGATTTAACAATTTTATTTGTTTCGTGGAGACAAAATTCTTCTAATCACGTTCAAAACAATTTTTGTAATTTTATTTATAAAATAAATAATAATGATTTTTTCTCCGGCAAAAATAAAATAAAATATCAAACTAAAAATAATTTAATTTTATTTTTCACGCCAGATATTACAAAAATTAAAGGATACTCTTTTGATATTATAGTTTTTGATGAAATGTCATTTTTTAAGAACGATACAAAATTTTATACGATGGCTACGGCTAATTTAAAACCTGGCGGAAAAATAATTTTAGGTTCAAATTTAAGTCCGTCTAAATCCTTATTTAATGAATTATATAGGAAAAATGTAAAAAACAATAAAGAATTTAAATGTTTCACAAATCCAAACTTTAAATTATTCTTTAATAAAATTAATCAAAAATTCTTTAACTTTAAATTTCTTTTAAGAGAATTTCTTTGTATTTTGCCTGCGCAGGATAATTAATCTATGTGGCAGTCTCGAAAAAATATCATGATGAAATCATTAAATGCGGACGAGAACCGGTCTATTTTTTAAATACATATTGCAAAATCTCAACGCCAAAAGAAGGTATAATTCCGCTTTCTTTGTTCAAATATCAAGAAAAAGTTATTAAAGATTATCAAAAACATCGCTTTAATATCATTCTAAAAGCGAGGCAAACAGGCATTTCTACCATTACAGCAGCATATGCCGTATGGTTAATGCTTTTTCATAAAGATAAAAATATTCTCATTGTCGCAATCAAAAAAGATACGGCGATGAATTTAATTTACAAATGTAAAGAAGTTTTCGAAAATCTTCCAGATTGGTTGCTTACAAAAGGGAAAACTCCAACTGGAATAACGAGAATTAAAAGTGAGACAAAAACATCGATAGGGCTTGAAAATGGTTCAAGAATTAAAGCAGTTCCAACGAGCCCTGATGCTGGACGTTCTGAGGCATTGTCATTAGCCATTATCGACGAGGCCGCGCACATTAAAGACATTAATGAAGTTTATACATCATTATACAGCACGATTTCCACAGGCGGAAGTCTAATAATGATTTCATCTCCTTTGGGTGTCGGAAATTTATTTCATAAAATATACACAGAAGCCGAGGCAGGCAAAAACAATTATAATCCAATTAAAATTATTTGGAGCGATAGGCCAGATTATAATAAAAAGTGGTTCGAATTAATAACCGCCAATATGAACAAAAGAGAAATTGCCCAAGAATATTTGGCAGATTTTTTGAGTTCTGGCGAAACTTTTATTGATGCCGAAGATATGGAATATGTTCAATCAATTATTAAAACTCCGATAGAAAGAACTTGGAATGATAGAGGTTTATGGATTTGGGAATATCCAAATCCGAACCATCAATATATCCTTTCGGCAGATATTTCCCGCGGAGACAAAAAAGATTTTTCAGCAATTCATATTATTGATAATGATAATTTAGAAGTTGTGGCGGAATATCAAGGAAAAATAACTGTAGATAAACTGGCAGAAATGATTGATAAATATGGAAGATTATATAACAATGCTCTTATTTGCCCGGAAAATAATACGATTGGGTATGCCGTCATTAGAGAATTAATGAAATTAAATTATCCAAACTGTTTTCACAAAAAAAACAAATATGTTTTTTCAACAAATTATAATCCAATAAACGACACAAAACAAGATTGGGGCGTTTATACTGGCGCGGAAACAAGACCAAGAATGCTTCAAAAACTTTCGAGCGCCATAGAAAAAAAACTTTTAAAAGTTTATTCATCTCGTTTCTATAATGAACTTCAAACATTTATTTGGGACGGGCAAAGATTTGTAGCGCAAAATCATTATACGGATGATATTGTTATGAGCCTTGCTATTGGAATTTATATAATTGATTTATCTGATAGATTTGGTGGAAAAACTGATAATGCTGCGGAATATATGCTTAAGGCAATGTCGGTTTCTTCGGTTGAATTTCAAAATCCTGCGGATAAACCGGCGCAAAATTGGATGCCAATTTCAATGGGCGGAGGAGAAATAAGAAATGTTAATAGCCAAAGATTTGGCGATAGAAGAATTCATCCAATGATGAACGATTGGCGCTGGATTTTAAAATAGGGAATTTATCATATATTTATTAATATTATGAAAATAACCACAAGAACCTTAAAAAAATTAATCAAGGAACGCTTCGACGAACACGAGGAAAGCGACGAATTTTTAAGAACTGGCAATCCAAAATTTGCGAGGGACCCTGAAAAAGCAACGCAGTCTCAAATTATAATGAATACCATTAAATCAAATGATATGCGAGCAATTTCAAAAATGCTAATGGATTTACATGAAGAATTGTATAAAACAAATCCAAGCGAGGCGGGATATATAGTCCGCAAAAACGCAAAAATGTATGGTTTGGGATAAGAGATTTATTTAAATCAAGAGAGCCAGGCGATAAAATAGAACGATGGCAAAACAGAATTTATTTAAAAAATTGGCTACGCTTTTTTCTGGCGGTAGAGCCATAACACGTAGACGTATAAGAAATTATAATTTGGCGCCGTCTAATCCCGCCATGAATGCGTTTAAAACCTCGCAATCTTTTCTTTACGGCGGAATTATGAATTCTGCGTCGAGTTACGACAGAATTAACCGACATAATGACTTCCAAGAAATGGATTTAGATCCAATCATTCATTCCGCTCTTGATATATACGCAGAAGAAACCGTAAGTCCGGACGACAACGGAGATATTATTCATATTTTTTCAGAAAATAGAAAAATTAAAGACATATTGGAATTTTTATTTTATGAAACTTTAAATGTTCAATTTTTTCTTTCTCCGTGGGTTAGATCTATGTGTAAGTTTGGAGATGTTTACCTTCTTTTGGATGTTCGTGATAAAATTGGTGTTTGCAATGTTTTCCCAATCCCTGTAAATGAAATTGAAAGAGAAGAAGGATTTGATCAAAATAATCCGGCGGCAGTAAGATTTAGGTGGCAAACAAACGGAAACAGACTTTTAGATGATTATGAGATTGCACATTTTCGTCTTTTGGGAGAAGATACATTTTTGCCGTACGGATCTTCAGTTTTGTCTGGGGCTCGAAGAATTTGGAGAATGGTTAAACATTTGGAAGATAATATGATGCTGTACCGAGTGGTCAGGTCACCGGAACGTAGAGTTTTCTACATTGATACAGGCAACATTGCTCCCGAAAAAGTTCCTGATTATATGGAAGAAGTTAAACGGACTATGACCACAAATCCAGTGGTAAACAAAAATAATGGAGAAATAGATTTAAGGCATAATGCTTTAACATCACTTCAAGATTATTACCTGCCAATTAAAGATGGCAGTCAAACTCGAATTGAAACTCTCGCGGGTGGTCGGCACGCCACCGATATTGACGATATTGAATATATGCAACGGCAATTGTTTGCAGCATTAAAAATTCCAAAAGCGTATTTGACTTACGAAGAAGAATTATGTCTTCACCCAGATACAAAAATTCCTCTTTTAGACGGACGAACAATAACGATAAAAGAAATAGCGGAAGAATATGAAAATGAAAAACAAAATTGGGTTTATTCATCTGAACTTGACGGTTCTGTGAAGCCTGGAAAAATTTTATGGGCAGGAAAAACAAAAATTTGTAATAAATTACTTGAAATAACATTAGACAATAATGAGAAAATCCTCTGCACAGAAAATCACCCATTTTTATTACGAACTGGCAAATATAAACGAGCAGATGAACTTATTTGTAATGAAGGCATAATGCCTCTATACAGAAAACTATCAAATAAAAAAGAAAAAGATTTTGCCAATGGGTATGAGAAAATTCTAAACAATTCAACGAATAAATGGGTTTACACTCACAGAATGGTCGCAAATAATGAAAAAATTAATATTCACGAAAGTGCTGGAACATATATATATGACGTAATTCATCATAATACATTTGATAAATTAAAAAATTACCCAGAACATTTAACTTTAATGAGTAATAGATATCATTTTCAATATCACGGAAAAATGGCATCAGAGCGCACCAAAAAATTTTGGGAAAACGACAATGGAAAATTAAGAAAAAAAATAGAAGAAATTAAAAAAACAGAGGAATATAGACAAAAAATTTCCAACGGGAATAAAAAAGCCTGGTCTAGAGATAATGGAAGCAGAAGAAAAAAACAATCTGAACTATTAACTGAACTCAATAAGAAATCTTGGGAAAATGACAACTATAGACAAAAAAAATTGAAAATTCTGAAAACAGATGAGCACAAACAAAAAGTTTCTATGGGGATAAGAAAATATTGGAATAATAATGATAATGAAAATAGAAAAAAGATGTCCGTGGGACAAAAAAAACAAGATAACCCAAACTGGAAACCAAGACCAAAGTTAGAAGATTTAATAGAATTAGTCAAAAAAGGAGTTTCGGAAAAATTTGAAGCTAGAGATATTTTAAATTGTTCCTTAAGCGGAATAGACGAAATTTTATTCTCTAATGAAATTGATGGTTGGTGTGATCTTATTTGTAAGTTTGGCAAAAGAAAAAAGGGGGGAAAAATAAAATCAATAGATTTAAATTATGCCTCGTCTATTTCAGCGACAAGCAAAAATAGATTGGATTTTTATAAAAAAATAGGTATATCAAAAAAAGGTTTTGGAAACTATTTTAAAAGAAACAATTTAAATCTATTTAAATGGTTTAAAGAAAATCTAAATAAAATTAACCATAAAATTATATCAATAAAAACCATTATTTTATCGGAGCCAATTGAAGTTTATGATTTGACAATTGACAAATATAACAATTTCGCTCTTGATGCTGGAGTATTTGTCCATAATTCATCTAAAGCCGGATTAAGCCAACAAGATTTGCGTTTCAATCGCACAATTAACCATATTCAAAAAACCGTTATCTCCGAACTTAACAAAATCGCCACAATCCATCTCGTTGCTCATGGTTTCGCTGACGAAGAAATTCTAAATTTTGACCTAAAACTTTCTAATCCTTCTGCTCTTGCCGAGCAACAAAAACTTGAACTTCTCCGCTCCAAATTCGAAATCATCTCAACACCCGAACCTGGCTACTTCTCTCGCGACTGGCTTCGCAGAAAAGTTATGGGATTAACCCAAGAAGAAATTGAAGAAATTGATCGAGAACTTCGCCGCGACAAACTCTTTGAAGTTGAAATGGAAGATATTAATTTGCCCGGTGGGGAAGGTGGAGGAGGCGGAGGTTTTGGAGCGCCAGGGGGCGGTATAGGCGCCGAATTTGGCGACGATGATTTAGGTATGACCCCAACGTCCGATGAAACTGGAGGCGGATTAGAAGCCCCGGAGGGCGAATTAGGAGGCGATGAAGGAGAAGCAGAAAAGCCCGAGGAAGAAGAGGGAGAAGAAGATTTATTCGCTGGTGATGAAAAAGAAGTCGGCGGGAAGAAAAAATTATTGATGGCTTCTGACAATGATGAAGAAATCTTTCTTGACGAGGAAGACGAAGAAGAAAATAAAAAACAACTCAAATTATCTATTCAAGACGAAGATGCTCCAATTAAAGCAATGAACCAAATGCAGAGAGTTTTCCACAACAGAAATAGAAAACGACGACACGGGCCAAAAGCATTAGATATGCCAGATTTTAACAGCATGCTTTCTTATAAAAATAAATCTCATTCCGATCCATACGACAAAGAATTCTTAAAAAATCCAAATCGCGAAACATTTAAATTATCTGACGGCAAAGTTTTGGGACTTTATTATGATAAAAAAATTGCCGAAAATGAAAAAATTGCCTCTAAAACTTTGACAATGCTTGATAATTTAAAAAAGAAATTAAAATTAGATAATAGAAAAATAATTATAACTGAAAATGAAGAAACCAAAAAAGAAGAAAAGGATTTAGAAGAAATTCTAAAAGAAAGCATTATTGCCGGCGGCGAAAATAATAATGATGACAACAACCAATAATAACAATCGGAAACACAGGAAAAAAAGAAACACTGGACTTTTATACGAATTTTTAATTCGTTATATTTCCAATGCTCTTGTTGAGAATAACGATAAAAATATAAAAAAAGCAGTTAAAATATTTAAAAAATTCTTCAAAAAAGACAAAGAACTTTATAAGGAATTTCGTCTTTTTAATTCTTTATATAAGACCGCGACGGAAAAAGAAAGCGTTGCCTCGTCAATTTTAAGCGAAGCGAAAAGATATTCAAATTCTTTTGATTTGGAAAAACTTGACCGAGAGAAATCTCTTCTTATTAGAGAGATAAATCACAATTTAAACGATGAAGAGTTTTTTTCGCGCAGAGTTCCAGACTATAAAACTCACGCCACAATTCAAAATCTTTTTAATGAATGGCGAAGCAATTCTATGGACCTTTCCAAGGTCGCAGAATATGAACAATTTTTAACAGAATGGCTCATGACACCACGAGAAGATAAATACGACCTTGAAAAATTAAAAGATAATAATATTGACGCGCTCGTTTTGAGATTAATGTCCGAAAAAGTGAATGATAAATATTCAAAATTATTAAATGAAGAACAAAAAGAAATCATTAAAAATTATGCTTTTTCTATTGAAAATGACGAGAATGGAAAATTGAGAGAAAGTCTCGTTAAAATCAAGGAAGAAATTTTATCAAATATTAAAGAATATGTTAATAACGACAAAGAAAAAAATCAATATATTCTTGAAAAATTAAATAAAACAGAAGAAATGATTTTAAACGAAAATCTTGAAGTTGTCGATGATGAAGTCATCACAAGATTTTTGAAATATTCGCAATTAAAACAAGAATTAATAGTTGAAGAAAAAAACTAATCTTTAACAACCTTAAGCGAAGCATTGCCCCACATTGCAAAGAACGCGACTTCTTCTCTGTTTAAATTTAAACAGAAAAATTTAACAGCGATAATATCTTTGCCTTCAAATGTGATTTTTTTGAAAATAAAAAATAGTTTTTCTGGCCCGCAACTTTGAAGCAATGCTCCGGCTTTTAAAGAGGCAAATTTTGCTACTAACATTTAGTTTTTTAAAATGATAAAAGTTTCCTTGAAAATTCTATGCTTAAGGCAAGCACAAGAATAGAGTTCGTTTTCTGGACACATTTCTTCTATAGAATATATTAAATTTGTCTTTAATGAGAAAACTTTTAAAGTTAAAAAATCATTAAATTTGATATGGCACCCTAAAAAAATAAACTTTTCATCATTTCTAACTATTTCCTTTTTATTAAAATGAGTTTTCCAAAGCCAATTATATTTATCGTTTTTGTTTCTTTGTAAGAGCGCACCACGATTAAAATCGTTGTAATTCATTTTGATTTATCCGTTAAAATTAGCGTGTTGCCCATTAATGTTGGTTTGTTAAACGCCATAATTTCTATATGTTCTTTTACGCGAAAATGATAATCTTTATCTGACGGTTCTATTAATCTTGTTTTTGAAATTTGTTTCATTTTCTTTCTTGAAATTTCTATATTTTGAAAATTAAATTCAACCAACTCAAAATCAGAAGGAATTAACCATAAAGCAGTTCTAAAACTTGTCATCGCTCCTTTTTTTGTTGGGAAATGCTTTCCTTCGTTATTCCAAGAATGCCCGCCTCTTCCATCAGAATTCATTCCGCCGAACCAAAGATTATGAATTGGGTTGTAAATTTTAAAATAATTCATTTTCTAAATCTTGTTAAGTCTTCAAAACGATCTTTTAAATGACGAATTGATTTATATGTTCCGTGTTCTTTATTTATATTTAAAGTTTCTTCAATAAGATCTGTAAGAACTTCTTTATTGCTTTTTTTAGATTGAGTTTTGGGTTGATCGGAAACTTGCTCTTTGTTAAATTCAACAAAATCTTTAAATCTATTTTTTAACCATTCGCCCGCGGTGAAATTTCCGTGCAAATCAGCAAGTTTTAAAACTTGCTCAATAAGTTCTAAAAGAACATCTTCATTATTTTTTTTAGGAGCTGGTTCGGTTTCTTTGCGAACAAAGGTTTCTTGCTCTAAACACTCAATAATAATGCCAGTTCCATTACAATCTGGGCAATCTATTGTTCTGTATAAAACTTTATCGTTAGGGTAGTAAGGAGACCAATGATATTCATTTAATTCACCAGGGGCGAAATCTGATTCAGATCTTCGGTATGTGCGTGTGCCACCGCCATGACACTTATGACATTTTTTAGCATTATTCATTTTGAACAAACCTTAAATTTATTTTCTATTTATAATTTTGCAATATGGAAGATTTTTTCTTGTTAAAATAATAGTGTCAAATGGTTTTGATTTAGTTTTTCCGCCAACTTTAATAACCTTAATAAAATTTGCTTTTGAAGATAATACCAAAAAATAATGATGTTCTCCAGAACAACCGTCACTTGCTGGATCGAACTTTATCAAATCACCAACTTTAATTTCGGCTAATGAGTTAATCATTTTTAATATTTAATTTCCATAAATCCTTTTGATTTTCTTAAATTTTTAAGAAGTTCTTCAGTTTCTTTTCCTTTTTCTTCTGGCGTCAAAGAAGCAACCCTTTTTCTTTCCGTTTCTTGTTGTTCTTTGTATTCTTTATTCATTTTGTCAATATGCTGTTGTAGAATAGAGGGCGTCTTATTTAAAGTATCAGAGTGCCAATATGCGCTTCTACTATATTTAGCACGGAAGTCAGAAATTATTTTATTTTCTTCTTTTTGTTTATTTAAATGATTTCCGTTCAAAATATCTTGGAATGAATAAGAATTTATTTGAACCGCCCACCAAATAAACCACTCGCAATTTTCTGGCGGAACATTTTTGTATTTGCTTCTTGATTTGAATTTGTTTTTTAAAATTTGTTCATAGGCTTCCGGATAATTGTTTGTGATATATTCGTGTGTTATTTTTAAATAAGCCATTTATACTTTCTCTTCTATTTCTTGAAGTTCTCTAATTTTATTTTCCCAGAACTTTATAGATTTTTTACTTTTTTTAAATTTTGCCTCGCGAAGTTTATTTTTTGATTTAAAAATTTTAAAATCCAAATTCTTTTTTAATTCAACAAAGAAGTTTTCAGCATAATCTTCAAAATCTTTCCAGTCTTGTTCAACTGGTTTCCTACCATTTCGGCGGGAGAAACCACTAAAATATTCTTTTTTAAGTTTGTTTTTATTGTTTTCAAATCCTATTTTACTTAAATAAAGAAAGCCTTCTTCTCTTCCAACGGAAGGAAATTCTCCATATACACGAATAAACCAATTGTCTGGAACTTCTACAACTTTTTCTTTAGAGCCGGCAAAAGAAATGACTATATCTGGAACTTGGAGGGTTTGTCTACCCTCATTGCGCAATGCGCCGATAAATCCTTCATAAATTTTCATTTTTAACCTTTCACATTTAAAATTTCTTGAAGAATATGGACAACCTCAACCAAATCTTTTTGAGAGCGCATTACATCCTCAATGTTTTTATACGCCCCCGGTGTTTCATCTAGAAT